TTATACTTTCTCATTTGACCACCCCAGTGGAAGTTTTCACCACGAAATCCCCAAGAATAGACATCTTTTACTTCAACTAATGGAAACTCATCATATTGTATTCCATTGGTCTTGGCAATATAGAAAAAAGTATAAACCTTACCAGCACTTGGAATCGTTCCACTTTCACTCAGAACACTAATCAGTTCCTCCATCTTATCATCTGAGGACTCTGTTCCAATTAGATTATTAATCACTCCACGCACACGATTATCATTATCGTCTGTTGGATTTCTTCTTTGTTTTAGAGTTTTTCTTGGCATTACTTAATACCGAGTTCGTTTTCCGTAAGGACCTTAAACTCATAACCACGATCTAGGCACCACTCTTCTGCTGCCTTCCACTTTGCCTGATTCTTGGCATACTCAACGACTTCATAAATGTATGCTTTTGTTTTTCTTTTCTGAACCTTTGGTTCCACACACTGTCTTTGTGGTTTTATCTCAATTAGTGCTTTTTTTATTTTTCCGTTTCTGTCTTTGTATTTGATGTAGAAATCAACAAAGTATCTGTGGTATTTATTATCTACTGGTGATCTGTAGGGAATAACAACCTCCTCACTAGAATATTCTATAATATTTTTATTCATATCACAATAGTAGAGAAATTTTCTTTCCCAACTACTTCTATAAATTATATTGCAAACATCTCCTCTATACTTCTCTGGATTTGATGGTTTATATTTACCTTGTAGATATTCTTTCTTAGGCATTTTTCCATCCTTTAACAGATTTTCTTTTTCCTTGCATCAATTCGCAAACATGACCACTACTTAATTTGTACTCCCTACAAAAATGCGATAAGCAAGAAAATTCAACTATTTTACCATCTTTAATTAAAGCACCTTTTTTGTGTAAAGATGGTCTTTTTGTTCCAGTAGCACTTTTACTCATTTTATCTTTCGTTTTTTGAGAATGCTTTTTTCCAATCATTCCGTGATTTTTTAATCTTTCTTTTCTTTGATCTTCTGAAAGATTATTCCAATAAAGTGCAGTAGTATTTGACATTTTCTTTATTGTTCTATCATTATAACAATCCCATTTTTCATCTTTAGTTGTATCAAACTCAATTGGTCCATTATCATCAATATTGAGAGATTTGCTCAAATTTTTTGTGTCAAATAACATAGGAATTTATAAACTTACATTCCCATTTATTTATATCTAAATACTTAATAATGTAAGACTCGTATAAGGTATTTAGATGGCAGATCCTAGAGTAGTTGCCACAAATAGAGGGTTGCCTGCAGATAGACTGGGTGGTAATCCAAATTATAAATCTGGTGATGCACCAGATTCTGATGATTCTGGTGGATCAAAACCCAGATCTCCTAAAAGATCTCCATCGGCAGCTCTTAGGCTCAGTATGAGCGATATGAAGAACAAGATTGGTAATCTTGCTCTTACAAATACTTATTATGTTAATATTGCCTTAACTGATGAATTAAAAAAACATTTTGATACTAGTTATAAAGATATTAGCAAAGATGGAATTCAAAAATTCGTAAATGAAAAATTAGGATATCTTTGCTCAGAAGCAACTCTTCCAGTCTCTTCGTATGCTACGGCAGAGGTAAAAGATAATTACATAGGCGTTCCACAAGAGTTTGCTCATACACGTCTTTATACTGATGTTGATATGACTTTTTATGTTGATTCTGATTATTCTATATTGAGATTTTTTGAGGGATGGATGGATTATATTTCTGGAGGTAATTCTAGTGCAAAAGGTGAACCAGCTGCAGGATCGGATACTGGAAGGAATGTTTATAGAAGATTTGTATTTCCAGATTTTTATAAAGTGCAGACAATGACAATTAAAAAATTTGAACGTGATTTTAAAACACAATTGACATATACATTCATTAATGCATTCCCTAAAGGACTTACAGCAATTCCTGTTTCTTATGGACCTGCTGATTTATTAAAAGTCACTGCAACATTTAATTTTGATCGTTATATTGTTGAGAGAGAAGCAGCAGCATCAGAGAAACCCGCGATACTATCTCCACAACAATCCACTCTACCTCAAGAACCAGAAAGTTCAGAACAAAGACAAGCAAGACTTCGTAGGGAAAGATCCTCTGTAATTAATTCTGGGCAAAGTGTCTTTAATAGAGATCCTAGTCCAAGGGCTAGATCTCAAAATAGATAATAAATAATCACAACTGAAGTTCTATAGGTCATTATGCCTTTACCAAAAATTTCTACACCAACATATGAGTTGGAATTGCCCTCTACTGGAAAGAAAATTAGATACAGACCATTTCTAGTAAGAGAAGAAAAAATTCTGATTATGGCACTGGAATCTGAGGATATGAAGCAGATTACAAGTGCTATTGTTCAAATCTTGACCGACTGCATTCAGACAAAAGGAGTTAAAGTATCAGATCTTTCAACATTTGATATTGAATATCTTTTCCTGAACATTCGTGCAAGATCTGTCGGTGAAACCGTAGAAGTAAATATCACTTGCCCAGATGACGGTGAGACTTCTGTTCAGATGGAAATTGATATTGATGCTATCAAAGTTCGGAAAGACAAGAATCATAAGAATATTATCAAACTAGATGATAATCTTTCTATGAAATTGAAGTATCCATCATTAGATCAATTTGTTGAAAATAACTTTGAATACAATGAAGACATAAGTGATGTGAATAAATCTCTTTCTATGATTACATCTTGTATTGAGATGGTTTATGATTCTGAAGAAAGTTGGAATGCTTCTGACTGCACCAAGAAGGAACTGGAGGAGTTTATTGAACAACTGAATACAAAGCAGTTTAAAGAAATTGAAACCTTCTTTACAACGATGCCAAAACTTTCTCATACAATTAAAATAAAAAACCCTAATACAAAAGTAGAATCTGAAGTTGTTCTGGAGGGACTCGCAAGTTTTTTCAGTTGAGTATGGCTCATACTAACCTTGAGTCATACTATAAGGTTAATTTTGCCTTGATACAGCATCATAAATACTCTTTGACTGAGCTTGAAAATATGATTCCTTGGGAAAGAGAAGTGTATCTCTCTCTGCTTGAACAGTATATTGAAGAGGAAAATTTAAAGGCACAACAGAGTGGACATTAACCAAGTTTATAGAGCACCATCAATACCAAAGGTAGGGAAGAGAAGTGTTTCTTCTTCGGTATTGCGTGGTGCAACCACTCCAAAATTAAAAGTTTCCACAGTTAAATTTGGGAAACCGAAGATTACAGCAGAAACAATACAGTCTGTATCTTCTCCTGCACGGATATCACAATCATTAGTAGAAACAAATCTAATTCTTGTAGAGATACAAAAACAACTTACAATAGATTTTGCAAACAGAATTGCCGAAGAGAAAGAGTTAATAAAAGGAATAAAGAAAGAAGAATCTAGAAGAAAATTTGGAGCAAAAGAAAAATTTGTAGAAAGCACAAAGAAAATAGGAAGTGCAATAGGTGGAGCAGTTAGTAAAATAACGTCCCCTGTCAAAACTGTATTTGAAAGAATTGTAGATTTTTTTAAAGCAATATTAACTGGAATTGTTTTAAATGCTGCTTTTAAGTGGTTAGAAGATCCAGCAAATAAAGCAAAATTATTTGCCGTATTTGATTTTATAGGAAAATACTGGAAAGAGTTAGTTATAACCTTTATTGGTGTAAAAGTATTAGGATTTATTTCAAAACTTATTGGTCTTGGTAGACTTATAGGTAAATTTTTTGGTAAAGGTGGTCCTGGAAGTCCTCGTGGAGGACTGGGTAATCCATGCCAATCATTATTACAATGCATGGGAAATCCTGCATTTTCCAAGGCATTTGTTGCAGCATCTATAAGTGCATTTTTAGCAAATAAAGCATTTAATGATAGAATAGAAGATATTGTAAAGGGTTTATTACCTCCACAAGCACCCGCATTAACTCCACAGCAGCAAAGAAGAAGAGAAGATGTAGAGAGGTTTAGGGAACAATTTACACCTGGTGGGTATAGTGCAGAAAATGTTAGAGCACAGCAAGAAAAGTTTAAAAAAAATTATCCAGATGTCGATTGGGGAGCAGTAGCTGATTGGGGTGCGCTTGCTGCTGCAGTTGTTTTTACCGGTGATACGGTTGCTGCTGATGTCCTGGCAATTGCAAACTTATTAAAAAATGGAAGAATTACACTTACGACATTAAGAGGTATTATTGGTCCTAAAGCAACAAATAAAATAGTTGATTTTATGAGAACACAAAATATGACACCTGCGGTTGCAAATGCAAAGGGTGGAACAATACCAGAACTTCCTAAGAAGAAAAAATGTGATATGTGTTCTCTTGGTTTTTCAGTGGGTGGAACTGTTCCTGGAAGAGGATCTGGTAATGTTGATAGTGTAAAAGCAATGCTTGCTCCTGGAGAAGAAGTCATTCGTACAGCGTCAGCAATGATGTTTAGACCTTTATTGAAAGACATTAATGATAATGCTGGTAGATTGTGGAATACATTTTCTCAGGCGGTAACAACTTTAATTTCTGTATCAGCGAAACAAAAAGAAGTTTCAGAAAATTTTGATAGTGTTACGACAGAATTTAGTAGATATTTGCAAGATGAAACAAGAAAACAAAAATTTGGAACAGGAGGAGGAACAAAAGTATCATCATCTCCCAAAAAACCAAACATCTCATCTACACCAAAAGTTATTAACTTAATCAATCAAGGTGTTCCTGTTGGAAAAGGTGGTGTTAATGTATTCAGTTTACCTCCAACAAAATCCAAACCTCCAGAAATACCCCAGATTCAAACTAGTGAAACAAAAGTTCCTGTAATATCTCCTATTGATTTTACTAATCCTTGGATGGATATATCACCTGAATGGTATGGAATTCAGTTGTACGGGTAATAAAATATGGAAACACAAATACAACAATTAAAATTAAACGTCACTAATATTAAAAGTTACCTGACTAGTTCTAATAGTCAGATAAAAACACTTAGAAAACAAAAAAGAAATTTAATAGGAAAATTAGAGCAGCAGAGTGAAGTAAGAGCAAAAGAATCTAAAATAGAATCCAGAAGTTTTGGAATTGGTTCTGCAGTATCAAACATTACTAGTACAGTTACTGCTCCAGCAAAAAATATTTTTGATAGAATATTGGAATTTTTTGGATTAATTGCTCTGGGAGTATTGGTGCAAAAACTCCCCGCAATTATAGCAAAAATAGAAGAGTTTTTTAATAGTGATTTTGTAAAAACAATACAATTTTTAGTTGATGGACTAGTTAAAACTGTAGAAACTTTTGTTTTTCTAGTCAAAGTTTTTAATGGTGCGGAAAGAAAAAGATTAGAAGATAAGCAAAAAATGCTTAGCGGAGCACTAGACTCTGTTGGAAAAACTTTTGATGCTATATCTAAACTATTCACAAATGCCTCAGATCCTGAATCGCCATCTTCACCTATGCCTCTCGGTCCCACTCCTGATGGTGCTTCTCCTCCAAGTCTTCCTGCAAAACCAGAATCACCTTCCGGAAATGGTGGACCCCTTGGAGGACCAATTCCAAGACCAAAACCAGAGCAAAAACTTTCTAGTGGTGGAACAGTAAAGAGTGGTGACGGAAACTCTGAAGGTGTGGCACCGCCAGTACAAACTCCAAGAAGAAGTGGGAGATTAAATTATGCCATAAGATCATCCGAAACTGGATTTTTAGGATTTTCTTTGGCGGCAAATAATCTTATGGATGTTGCTAATGCTCAACAAAAAAATGTTAGCAACTTTGAAGACATGACAAAAAACTTTAAGGAATGGAGTTACTTGAATGAAGAAGGCAAAAAAACACCTTCTCCTGATCCGGATCCTGGAACAGGTGGAGGAACAAAAAAAATTGGTAGCGCATTGTTACCACCTCCACCTAGTGGAGTTGGTGATAAAATTATCAATTTTTATGGTGGGCAAGGGAGAGATCCTGGACAACCTGGTGTAGATTTTAGTTATGGAAATTATAAAGGTAACTATTCTTTATTTGATGGAGAGGTTATTGAAAAAGGAACTCTTTATGGATCTGCCTATGGTAATGTTGTTGTTGTTAGGAGCACAGATCCAAGTAATGGTAAATTATTTGATGCTCTCTATGCTCACTTCCCAAATGGTGGAACATCGGTATCAGTTGGACAAAAAATCGTTGCAGGAACTTATCTAGGAAAAAGTGGATTTGCTGGAAGAGTAGGTCGTGGTGGCAGAGCTGTAATGCAAGGAAATGGTGCTGGAAACATGAGCGGTTATCATACCAGTGTTGATTTCTATGAACCAGGTAGTTCTGCTCCATATTCAAATTATAGATATCTTCAAGATTTAGTTATTAAGGGTGCAAACAAAGATGTTACCAGTTTGTTGAAAGGTTCTGGTGGTGGTAATAGATTAAATACTATAAGTAAGACTAAAAATATAGGAAGCACTGGGGGAGGAGAAACGAACATTGTTTTTGTTCCATATGAAATTCAAACTCCTTTCCCATATCCTGTTCCTATTGAAACCACATCATCAAGTCCAGCACCATCAAGAAAAAAATTACCAGAAATATGGAGACCATAAAATAAATGTCAAAAGCAGCACAGGCATCCGCATACGAAATACTTCAGATTCAAAAAA